TTTAATAGCCGGTTTATCAATAGAAGCCCGGGCTAATGTCATTAAAAGAATACCGAACCGTAACCCACAATATAGAAGTATTGGCCCGGGAATGTTAGGCCGCCGCGTATTTTTGAACGAAATTTTAGCCGGTAATTATCCGCTAAGGCTATTAATTAGCCCAAAATGTAAAGAACTTATTTTAGATTTACAAGAATGTACACAAGACGCAAACGGCAAATTAGCCAAGCCCAAAAACAAAGAAGGCCACGAACCGCGCGGCCACATGTTACAAGCGTTTGAATATTTTTTGTGTCACCCTAAAAGTGTGGGATATTTGGCAAAGATTAAAAAATAAAAGTAATGGCAAAAAGTAGAATACAGATAGGCAAAACAATAACCGTAAAAGGCCGTAAATATAAAATAAGCGCCGGAACCGCCAAAGGCAAAAAATACAAAGCCACGCCAACGGACGGCGGCCCGGGCGTTTTACAATTTGGCGCGAAAGGCTACAAAGTAGGACCCGGCACGCCACGCGGCAATAATTATTGTACAAGGTCCGCCGGAATTAAAAGCAGTAAAAAGGGCGCAACGCCTAACGATTTCGCGCGTATGCTTTGGAATTGTGACGGTAAAAAAAGTAAAAAGTTTTAAAAATGAAACACAAAAAAACAAAATACCCTAAGCGCGGACAACGCGCGGCAACAAACAAAAAGACACGTACCAAAAAGGCTAAAAAATGAACAATAAAACAAAGGCGGTTATAAACGGTTACACTCATAAAAACTATTATTATACTTGTGAATTAGCCCACTTTTATAACCAAATTGTAACGGGCGACGGTTACGGCGAGTTGATCGTAAATTATAAACCTCGAGAAACGGACGCCCAAAAGGCGCAACGCGTACAAATTACCCAAAACAGAACTAAAAGCGTAGCCGGTAAAGTAGAGGGCTTTTTTAAGCGCGTATTTAGGGCCGATAAATTAAAATTAGATGTAAGGCACGACGACGAACAAAAAAGCGCCGAAATAGGCCAATATTTAAACAATTACGGCCACGACGGACAAAGCTTATTAACTTGGTCCGAAGAAACGGCGTTATTTTATAATAATATAGACCCAAACGCCTTTTATTGGGTGCGGCACTCTATTTTAAACGGCGTTGATAATTTCAGCCCGTTTGTATTTAATTCGCACGAAGTAAAAGATTTTAAACAAAGTAAAGGCGTTTTAAATTATTGTGTTTGTGAACTTTGCGAAACGGTCCAATATATGGACGGCCAAAGTAGTAGCGAAAAACAAATAAAAATTTATTATACTTTTACGCCCGAAGGTTTAGAGTTAGCCGTAGAATTAGAAGAACAAATTTTAGTAAATTCTAACTTTTACGACCAATTTACAAACGAAGCCGGGACCTTTGAAACAATAGAAACGGTAAACGATAAAAGCTATATTTTATTATTTCAGCCGTCCGAAACCGGGGCCGTACCGGTTACGCGCGTTGGTTATCGTTACGACAAAAAAACCGAAGGCAAAACTTTTGTTTCTTTTTGGGACCAAGCAACCGAAGAATATAAACAACTTGTTAACCGTGGTTCCGAATACGACCTATCCTTAACGCTGCACGCCTTTTTACAAAAAATACAATATTATACGCCGTGCGATTATCAAGACACCGACACGCACGCAATATGCCGCGGCGGCACGCTGCACCCGTCCGGCGATAATTGCCCGGCTTGTAGCGGAACCGGTAAACAAGTACATACAAGTAGTCAGGATGTTATCGAAGTACAACTACCAAGCGACGACGGCGAACAAACAACAATAAGCCCGAAGGACTTAGTTTTTTACGTTAATATACCGTTTGACATAGTAAAACAACAAAAAGAGGACGTAAACGAATACACGCCCAAAATTATAGAGAGTATTTTCGGCGTTGATATTAGCCACCAACAAACAACCGCCGCAACCGCTACACAAATAAATAATTATTATGATACCGCCCAAGATTCTTTATACGAATTTACAAAGGCGCCGCAAAAGTTATTTTTATTTACTATTGAAACAATGGCCGAAACGCTACAAATTGACGGCGTAAAAAGCGAATTATTATATACTAACGAATACGATTTAGAAAGCGAAGATTATTTGTTAAACTTATTGAAATTAGCAAAAGAAGCCGGCGCCAATAGCGAAGCGATCGAAAACATAAACAAGCGGTTAAACGTTAAACAGAACCGCACGGATTCGGCCTATTTTAGCGTTTACAATTCTATGCGAAAATTTGAACCCTTCGCAACGATACCGGCCGAATTAAAGGCTCAAATAATATTAAATTTGCCGGATTCTTCAATACAAAAAGCGCTTTATCTGAATTTTAAAGAAATTACGGAAGATATTTTAAACAATGAACCGGCTTTTTTAATGCTAGATTATAACCGACAAAAGGCAATAATTACGGCAAAGGCCCAAACATACGCGAACCAATTAATAAAGGACAATAGCCCCCGACAAATACGGGATTTTAGCGAACAAATAAATATTAATTAATGCCGCCAACGGTTACGGAATTAAGAAAAAAAGCCCGGGAACGGGCCGCCCTATTACGAAAAAGTGAAAAAGGGCTATTATCTAAGGCTTCGGCTATGCAAAGGCGCTTAAATTCCTATGTATTAAATTATTTTTTACCTAGTTTACAGATAAACGAAAACAACACAATAAAAAACACAAACGCCAATTTAAAGAAGGCTAACAAGGCCGGCGGATTAAAGCGGTTTATTAAAAAGGTTGTTAATGTTTCAATGTTTGATTATTACGATCAACAATTTAAAAAGCTAACTAATAAAACCGTAGACTATTTTACGCCGTTTAACCCAACCGAAGCAGCAAAAAAAAGAATATTAAACCGGGGCGAAACAATAACGGACGGTTTTATAGATGATTTATTTGATAATAACCAAGTAGCAAACGAAATACAAAAAACAATAAAAAAAGGCATTATAAGCGGCCAAAATGTAACACAATTAAAAAGCGTTTTAACCGAACAAATAAAAGGCAAAGAAGATAAATTTGGCCTTTTAGAAAATTACCACTATCGAAACGGTACCGACGAACTACAAAAATATACCCGCGAATTAGACCAACAATTCAGCGAAGCGGCGGAATTAAACTACGCTATTTATGCCGGGGGCGAAATAAAGACAACGCGCGATTTTTGCGACCAAAGAAACGGAAAAGTATTTAACCGGGAAACTGTTTTAAGTTGGAATACAACGCCGGCCAATTGGTCCGGACGAAAAGAAGATAATAATATTTTAGTAGATTTGGGCGGCTATAATTGCCGGCATAATTTAGATTGGATTAGCTACGAATTAGCAAAAAGGATTGATCCTAATATTGAAAAATCAAAATACGATAAATAAAAAATGTCTACGATATACAAATATTATTTAAACGGCTACGAATACACGCCAACTAATACCGGCGGCTTTACGTTCGACTATAATTTAAACCGCGAAAACGGGGCCTATCATTTTAGCAAAAGCGTAAACGGTTCAATAAATTTTAACGGGGCTGCATTTGATTATATTTTAAGTTTTAATAAGTATCAAAAAATAGAATTAACTATAAAAGAATTTTGCCCCGAAGGCGAATTTTTGTTATTTAATTTATATTTTACGCATTTTGATTGCAATTTTAGCCCCGACGAAAAACGGGCCGAAGTTAGCCCAAAACAAGACACGTTATACCAATGTTTGACCGACAATTACGACCGCGAATATAATTTTTTAGAGGCTATAAATATAGTTAGTTCTGTTTATAGTAAAGATTTTTCTAAATATGAATATAAGATAGAAACCAAAGCAGCAAACGCGCCGTTTTTCGGTTCCCCGGTTTATTGTGGCGGCGCTTCGCCTTTTTTGGCTTTTTATGTATTTGTAAGGGAACTAAAAACAACTTACTGCCAAGGCGGCGAACCGCAAGCGCCCCCCGGGGCCGGTTGGCAAATATTATTTAATAATTGCACTACTAAAAATTTAATAACTTGGTATCGTAAACCGCCAATTTTCGACGACCCGGCCTCGTGTTCTTTGTCTTTTACCGATACCGTAAGCGCCGGCCCGGGTTTACCGCCGCCAACGCCTACAATACC